GATCTTGCTGGTGGGTGCCACGGCTGACAAGGCGGTGGAGATCAGCACCTGGATGCTCAGGTTGGTCCGTGACATCGACATCCTCCAGTGTCTGGAACCGCTCAGTGATGGCCGTTCCTCTGTCAATGCCTGGGATGTGGGGCCCTCGATCGTTGATCAGAGCCCGAGTGTCCGCGCTGTGGGAATCCTGTCGCCATCGCTGACCGGTAAGCGCTGCACCTGCGCCATCGCGGATGACGTGGAGACGCTCAGCAACTCGATCACACCGCTCAAGCAGGAGCGATTGGCCGCGGCCATCACCGAACTGGAAGCCATCCGCAAACCGGAGGTGGAAGGTGAGCTGCCGCGGCAGACGATCTTCCTGGGTACGCCGCACCTGGAGAGCAGCCTGTACCTGCGGATGCACCGTGAGCGCAGTTATGCGATGCGGCTCTGGCCAGCGCGGTATCCCAACCCTGCTGACCCGGATGAGTGGGAGGCCTATGACGGCAACCTCGATCCGCTCATGGCAGCTGAGGCTGAGGAGGATCCATCACTGGCGGGTGAGCCAACGGATCCTGAGCGCTTTGGCCACCAGGAGCTGCTGAAGCGTGAGATGGCGATGACCCGCAGCTCAGTGCAGCTGCAGTTCATGCTCAACTGCCGCCTGTCCACCCTGGATCGCTATCCCATCCGGTTGGGTGATTTGATCGTGATGGACCTGGACGGCAAGGCCCTGCCGGAAGTGGTGAGCTGGGCGTCAGGGCCGGACCAGCGCATTAACGATCTGATCAGCGTGGGGCTGGGTTCTGATCGGTGGTACTACCGCCCGATGATCAGCCAGGGCTGGGTAGCTCAGGATGAAACCTGGCGGTGCGTGCTTGCGATTGATCCGTCTGGCCGCGGCCAGGACGAGCTGGCCTGGTCGGTGCTGGCTGAGCTGAACGGCAACCTGTACCTGCTGGAGTGTGGCGGCACCACGCAGGGCTATGCCGAGGAGGTGCTGCAGATGCTGGCTGAGCGTGCCAAGCGGTGGCGTGTCAGCCAGGTGGTGGTGGAGAGCAACTTCGGTGATGGCATGTTCGAGGCCCTGCTGAGTCCGGTGATGAACCGGATCCACCCCTGTGGCATCGAGGAGATGCGGGTGACGCAGCAGAAGGAACGCCGCATCGTGGACACCCTGGCCCCAGTGGTGCAGCAGCACCGGTTGGTGGTGAGCAGTGAGCTGATCAGGAAGGACTACCGCGATGCTGAGCGGGACCCTGAGAAGGGCCACCAGCGCTCACTGATGTACCAGCTCAGCCGGATTACGACTGAGCGTGGTGCGCTGCTTCACGATGACCGGATCGACAGCTTGAGCCTTGCGGTGGCGTTCTTCACTGAGGCCGCAGCACAGGATCAACGCAAACAGCAGGCTGCCCGTCAGAGCGAGATCGAGGACTGGACGCGGCAATGTCTGATGGATGAGACCGGTGCCAGTGTCGATGCACTGGCCCTGGGGTTCAAGCCACGCCCGATGAGTCGGTCGTATGGGGGTGTGCACCGTCAGGCAGTTGGGGGGCGGGCCTGAGAGGCAGCACCTTCTTGTCGTTGATGGCGCTGAAGTTCAGCTTGCCGGCCATGCGGCTCTTGAGTTCATCAGGACCTGAGATGCCCAGGTTGGCGGTGATGGCGTTCTGCTTGAGCAGCTGCATGGCCAGCCGCAGATCATCAGCTGTGCAGTCGGTGTCAACCCGATCACGGACGGCACGCACCACCGTGCGGTGCAGGTCTTCCAGTTCTTTCGAGAGCTCAGACATGGGTTGAGGTGGCGTTGTGCTCAGTATGGCAACCGTATTCCTCAGCACCACATCAGTTGGTTACAGTTTGCCCAACCATTGCAGGAGGTTGTCGTGACCACTGCTCAAGAAGTCAGAGAGATTCGCAAGCAGCTGGTGGAGTCAGGCGCTGACCCTTATGAGGTGGCAGCGATGGCATTGGAACAGGCACGCCGGTATCGGGAGCTACTGGCGGAAGCAACTCGGCCAATTCCTGTAAAGTGCCTGCGTCCACCGGTTCGCTATTTCGGCTGACGCAGACCCGCAGACTGCCGCGGACGGTGAGCAGGGGATCCTTGAGATCCCTTGCTATGACAGGCGGGAGCATGGCGGAATTGGTAGACGCAGCGGACTTAAAAAGCGCTGCAGACCATCCCACCACTGCAGAGCAAACGGCAGATCTGGGGTTTGACTGCAGCAGCTGACCACTGGCGGTTCTCTGCACAGGTGGGGTGGAATTGGTGCTGAAAGCACCCAGCTCTGCGCCTTGAACACCGAAAACGCCGCATCCACACCGGTGGAAGAACTGCAGCGGCAGAGGGAACGGCGGGAGATCCGGCGTGCCCAGGAGGCCGCGGTCAACCAGCACAAGGCCCTGATCAGCCGTGGTCTGGTCAGCCGTACCAGACCCGGTGCACGGCTGATGAAGGAGTACGCCGAGCTGCTGTCAGTGAGCCTGGATGAGCTGCTGACTGAGCTGGTGGTGGATCCAGAGAAGCCAGGGCTGTACTTCGCCTACTGGCCGCTGCTGCTGCACTTCTGTGATCGGGGCCCGCGGTCGATTGCGCTGATTGCCCTGGGTGTGGTGGTGAACAAGATCACCACCAGACCAAAGCGATTGGTGTTGGCCCGGTTGATTGGCCGTGCGCTGCAGCAAGAGCTCGAAGCCACCCACATTGCCAAGGACAAGGGGCAGGGGTTGTTCCGCCATCTGCGCAAGGAGTTCGGCCACCGTGCGGTGTCCCCCAAGGTGATGCACCAGTTGCGCGTGGCACCGTCTGGGTGGACCACAGCTGAGCGCGGGGGGCTGGGCAACTTGCTGCTGGAGGTGATTGCAGCGCGGACAGGGTTGATCACCTTTGCGGCCAACCGTGATCAGACGGTGCAGCCCACAGCGAAGGTGGTGGAGTTGATCAAGGCAGAACTGCCATGGCCGCTGCCTATCCGTGAGCTGCCGTCCCTGCTGCCACCGCAGCCGTGGACGGGGTTGAAGCGTGGCAACCAGTCACTGGTGAACGCCCGTCAGGCGATGGCCATGGACCACCTGACGCCAGAGAGCCTGGAGACGGCGCTGACGGTGGTGAACACGGTTGAGCAGCAGGAGCTGGTGGTGGACCCGTGGATGGTGCGTCTGCAGCGCGAGGCATGGGACTGCAACTTGCCGGGGTTGTTCTCGGTGCAGCGCGACCCTGGTGAGCGGTGGTCGCTACCGGAGGAGACGGCATTGCGCTGCCGGATTGAAGAAGCCATCCGCCAGGGAGAGGAGGTGGCTGGACGGCCGATCTGGCTGCGGCACGACTTCGATTTCAGAGGGCGGCTGTATGCCGGCAGCAGGGTGCTGGGGCACCAGGGCCCGGATCACCAGAAGGCGCTGGTGTCATTCGCCTATGGCGAACGGATGGATGACGATGCGTTTGAGCAGCTGCTTGCTGCAGCAGCAGGGCACTACGGGTTGAGCCACAGCAGCTGGGCTGAGCGGGTGCAGTGGGGCCGTGCCCACCTGGATCAGATCGAAGCAATCGCTGAGTGGCCCCTGGACCGCTGTGATCTGTGGCGATCTGCTGCAGATCCGTGGCAGTACCTGCAGTGTTGCAAGGCCATTGCTGACTTCCTGGCGGATGACAGCAGGCCCTGTGGGTGCCCGGTGCGGTTTGACCAGACCTGCAGCGGGCTGGGGATCATCGCGGCACTCACCCGTGACGAGGCCCTGGCACGGCACACCAACATGATTGGCAGCACCCGCCGGGACCTGTACGCCCACATGGCAGAGGTGCTGCTGAACCACCTGCGGATGGATCTGGATTCATTCGACTTCCACGCCCAGAGGCAGGCTGAGATCTGGCTGAAGAAGCCGATCGATCGTTCGCTCACCAAGGTGCCCACCATGACGGTGGTGTACGGGGCCAAATACTTCTCCCTGGTGGACTACCTGCACAGCTGGCTGCAGGACGAAAACCCTGATGTACCAGTGGCTCAGTGGCAGTGGGAGTACACCAGGCCGGCCAACTACATGGCCAAGAAGTTAGGTGAGGTGATCAAGGCTGAGCTGCGCAGCTGCGTTGAGCTGGAGGGCTGGCTGAGGAAGGTCAGCACGGCCTGCATGAAGAAGCAGAAGCCGGTGCGGTGGACCAGTCCGATGGGGTTCCCGGTGTCCTTTGGCGTGATGCTGGAGGGGGAGGAGAAGACCAGCACGGCCATCCATGGTGCACGGCGGTGGCGGCGTCACGACACCGCGGTGGAGCCGGGTGAGCTCAGCGCCAGGAGCACCAACCGCGGGATCACCGCCAACACCATCCATGTGTTCGATGCGGCCCTGGTGCATGCAGTGGTTGTCGCATGTGGGAGGGTCGGTGCACCGGTGCTCACCAACCACGACTGCTTCGCCACGTTGCCGTCCAGGGCGTCATGGCTGCATCGGACGCTGCTGGGTGAACTGCGGTCGCTGTACCTGGGTAACTGGCTGCCTGAGATCCGCCAGGAGGTCAGCCGCAATGCCCGTGTTCAGCTGCCGCACCCACCGAGGGTTGGGGATTTGTGCGAGGGCCAGATCGGCCAAAACCCTTACGTGTTCAGCTGATCTAGGGGTGCGACGCAAATGGACTCCTAGGAGTCATTGCCTGCTGCACCTAGGGGCTTTATGGTCCCGGTGCATTGCACATCTGCATCGCATGCCACGTGAGTTGATCGTCTCCCCCAGGGGAGAAGCGCTATGGGCCAAGGTCCTGGGCGAAGCTGCTGAGGGCTATGAGGACGATGCCCCCAGGGCCTGGTCGATCTCCCTGCTGCTGGATCCCAGCGACCCGGAGACCATCGCCTTCATTGAGCGCCTGGAGGCTCAGTTTGAGGCCCTTCACGGCAAGGGGGTCAAGGTGGCGGCCAACGGCTGGCCGTTTGCTGACGAGACCACCAAGGACGAGAAGGGGCGGCCGGTGCCCACCGGCAAGGTGAAGTTCAACTTCAAGCGCAAGGAGTTCACCGCCAAGGGCAACGCCAAGCCAGCACCGGTGGTGGTCGATGCCAAGAAGAAGGCATGGCCCCAGGAGATGCTGATCGGCAACGGCAGCAAGGTGAAGGTGGCCTTCTCGCCCTGGGCATGGTCTGGCCCCAGCGGCAAGGGGATGAGCCTGGAGCTCGAATCGCTGCAGGTGCTCGATCTGGTGCCGTTCGAGAAGGCCGACGCAGCTGATGCCTTCAGTGAAGAGGACGGTTATGAGGTGGCCACGCCCGAGAGCGAAACCCCGTTTGCTGCTGAGCCTGAACCTCAAGGGTTCTCTGCCCAGCTGCGGGCCCGTGCTGCCCAGGTGATGGCTGAAGCCAAGGACCTGGAAGAGGACGTTCCCTTCTGATGAGAAGCGCGGAGTTCTTGTTCCGTGTGCCCCTGATGTCCAAGGCGAGGCCGCGGTCATCACCGAAGGGCGGCAGGCCCTACATGCCAGCCACCTACGTGAACTGGAAGGCCAGCTTGCGTGGCCTGATGGGGGAGTGGTGGACCATTCCGCCGCGGCCTCACATCCCTGTCCTGGTGTTGACCTTCAGCGGGCCAGCCCGCGGTGATCTGGACAACCTGGCTGGCGCTGTTCTCGATGCCGGCAACGGGTTGATCTGGGCTGATGACCGGGTTTCCGTCATCAACTCCATGGTCCTGAAGTTTGCCAAGACCAAGCCGAAGGATTCGTCCATCTACATGAAGCTCTTCTGGGAGGAAGAATGAACTGTCCACACTGCGGTCATCCCGAATCACGGGTGACTGAAACCCGATCCACTGACAACTACGACCGTCGCATCCGGCTGTGCCGTGGTTGTGCCAAGACCTTCCAGACGCTTGAGCGTGTGGCGGTGCACGCTGGCCGCGCTGTCGGCTACATCGAGGTGGATTCCTCTGCTGGCCAGCTGGCGGATCCCCCTGATGATCCTGAGCCAATCGCCGCGGCCAAGCGCACCGCTGCTGATTACCACCCTGTCACCGTTGGCCCTGAGCTCAACGATGTCACCGCCATTGTTCGGCCGTTGCTGGTGGAGTGGTGGAACGAGAGCAGGCGCAGCAAGCATCGCCGGCAAGCCACCTGGACCCGTGCCGCGTGGCTGATGACGGTGAAGCGTGTTGCAGCACTGCCGGAATGGCAGCAGCTGGCGCTGGCCCAGGCCGGTGTTGAACACGGCTGGCAGACGCTCAAGACCGGCTGAAGCGGGGTTGGTGCCCAAGAACCAAGCGATGCAGGAGGCGATTTCGCGGTGGAACCTGCAGGGCGCTTGACGATCGAGACCTTCCTGGCGGTGGCCGAGATGATCGCAGCACAGCTGCGGATCAAGGATGCCGACCGCTGGACGCCAACGATCTGCCAGCTGAAGTACGTGAGCTTCATCGTGGAGTTCCCTGAGGTGAGCGATCAGCAGATGGTCTGGGCTGCTGAACAGTGGTTGCAGGGCACTGGTGGGAAGGATTACCTGAGGTATCCCACCTGGAAGGAGCTGATGGTCCCGCTGTACCGCAGCGAGAACGGGCTGGCGAATCGCAGCTGGGGGTTCCGCGACTCCCTGCCAGCGATGTGCCAGCCCACGGCTGAGCAGCTGCAGCTGCTGCCGAAGGTGCCAGCGTCCATTGCATCCAGCCCGGACCCTCACAACGCTGCTGCCTACATCCCGTTCACCAGCAGCGAGCATCCGGCATTACCGCCGATGGATGAGGGCCCTGGCCTGACGCCTGAGCGGTGGGCGGACTATCTCAACTTCCTGGCTGAGGAGGAAGCACAATGCAGCCGTTGATCAGCAACCTTGAGCTGCGGGAGATCCTGGAGCGCGGACTGGCAAGTGGGCTGTGGTCCATCTGCCAGTTCAACCGCACCGCCAAGGAACCGACGCTGCCGAGCAAGGAGTTCCTGGAGGCCCACCCTGAGTTCCTGGACATCACCTTCCGGGACATGGCGGCGTACCGGAAGTCTGGCCACAGGATTGCGCTGTGAGCTGGGCCGCGTTTCACAAAGGGCAGCCGGTCCAGTTCTACACCGCTGACGGCTGGAAGAAGGGTGTTATCAGCACTGTCTACGACAACAGCTGCAGCGTTCTGTGGAGCGTGGGCAGCACTCAGAAAACAACGAGGATCTATGACTACCGCAACATCAAACGTCAATGAAGAGCGCCAGGTTGATGTGACCCTGGGCGCCATCAAGCGCTCGCTGGAGTGGGCGTACAAGCAGTACAACGATTGCCAGCGGGACAACTACGTGCCTGGTGCCAACTACTGGAACGGCTACATCCGCGC